GAGACAACTACTGGGGGTAACGCTTTACCGTTTTATGCTAGCTATCGTATCTCTCTTCGGGGCGGAGTCTCTAAGTCTAGCAGGTTAATAGACGAGGGTACGGGTGAGGTGTACGGACACCGTACGCTATTTGAAGTAGTAAAGAACAAGCGAGCTGCCCCGTATAGGAAGGCCGAGGTCGATCTTATCTACGGCGTCGGTTACGACACTGCTGGTGAGCTAGTGGACCTAGCGGTAGATACCGGCCTCTTTGATAAGGGTGGTGCTTGGATTACCTACGGTGAGTATAAGTGGCAAGGGCGGGATAAGTCTAAGCTAGCGATTATGGCCGACGAGGGATTACGGCAGGAGGTGGCGAATAAACTTCGAGGTATCGCGTCTCCTGTGCTGGCAGTGGGGGAGAAGTCAGCTAGTAAAAAGCGTTTGGCAGAAAAGAAAGAAGTAAGCGCTTAGTTATGGTAAAAAGTACTATCTCTAAAAGTGTGCAAAAAACTTTAGAAGTAGTCTTCCCTAATTCTGTAATTAAAGAGGAAGAGTACATCGTCTATAAAGGGCAACGCCTCTTCTTTGATTTCTATCTACCAAGCCACAACTTATATGTAGAAGTACAGGGTTCTCAGCATAGCCAATTTTCTAGTTTTTTTCATGCAGACAAGAAGGCTTTTTCTGCGGCCAAGCGTCGAGATAAACTTAAGGAAGAGTGGTGTGACCTGAACGACTATACTCTTGTTAAAGTAGAATATAATGAAATACCCATCTCTGTAGAGAAACTTATAGAGCGTATTTCCGAGGCTCAAAATGGATGAGAGAATTAGAAGTAAACTACAAGAAGTATCGGATAATTTGTCTATCTATAGCGCGGTTCCTCCGTCAGGTGTAGAGAAAGTATTTAACTTTAATACTTCTCAACTGGAGACCCTCCCTACGCAGGACCTATCTAAATTTGCTATTATTCTAGCGCAGTACCTCATTACTCTTCAAGTTAGGTACAATACTTCTAGGGTTATTGCTAGTCAGAAAAAGAAGGTTTTAGATCGGCGTGTAAAAAATTCGTTAGCTATGGTCCCGCTCGAGAAGGGAAAGACTGTAGCTGAACGCGAACGAGTGGTTATAGACTGCGATCCAGTACTTCAAGACTTAGAGTTAGAGTACGACGTTGCCGCCGCTGAGAGAGACTTAATAGAAGGTTTGGATAAGCCCATAACAGAACTTATTAATGCCTTTAAATCAGAGTTACGAAGACGGATCGAAGAGAGGCACTATACTGATAGGGAACGCCTATAATGGCAATTGAAGACAAGAAAGCTAAGTTTGCACAGCCTGGAAATGAAGCCGCAGTTTTAGCCTGTGTTCTGAAAGACCCTTCAAATCTATTTGAGGTAGAGAGTAAACTATCTGACAATGATTTCTTATCACCCCATAATAAGGCTCTTTGGGTGGTACTTAAGCAGTTAATGCGTCAAGGGGTTATGTCCCCAGACATTACTTCTATTTTATCTCAAGCGGCCTCATTAGATATAGAAAAGATTATCGGAGGGTATGAATACGTTTCTTCTTTATTCGAGAAGCGGGTGGATCCGGAGAATTTAGGTTTCTATCTTAAGAGATTAGCGGACGCCAGCGTTAAGTATAAGGCTGTTTGTGTTCTTACTGAACTAGACGAGCTAATAGATAGCAACCGTACTCTGACTGGAGAGACGTTAGATGCTGAAACGATTGTTTCTTTAGCGCAAGATAAATTCCTTCAGATCTCTATTGAAAGTAATACTGGAGAAGACGCGGTAGATTTATACGAGGGTCTTCCAGAACTTTTGGCAGAGGCCACCGCGGCACCGTCTAGTGTTCGCGGTGTTGCTACTGGGTTTACCCGTTTAGACGAGTTAATAAATGGGTTAGAACCCGGGACGCTTACTGTTTTGGGTGCGCGTCCTAAAGTTGGTAAATCTGCTTTCTTATTGAACGTGGCTAAACATATGGCGTATGTACAGAAGGTTCCCGTACTTATTCTGGATACCGAGATGAGTAGTAGAGAACAGCGTTTTCGTTTAGCCTCGATTATGTCGGGTGTGCCGGAAAGAATTTTGAAAAGTGGTACTTATAAGGATGATCCCGTACAGTCTGCGCAAGTTCAAGAGGCGTTAGCCGTTATTTCTACTGGCCGTATTATGCATAAGTATTACCCTGATTTTACTCCCGAGGGAGTGACCGCTCTTACGAAGAAGTATAGGCATCAGTATGATATAGGGTGTTTAATTTTTGATTATATAAAACTCCCAGATGCCGATCTTCAATTGATAGGCAATGTGAAAGAACATCAGGCCTTGGGGTATCTATGTGTATCATTAAAGAATCTTGCGGGTCAATTACAGATACCTGTTATTACAGCGGCGCAGATAGGCAGGATGGGTGCAAACAAAGGTCGGGCCACAGCCTCTGAATTTGCCGATTCGGATAGAATTCTTCGGTACGCCAATACTTTGTTAGGACTTTCAGCCAAAACTAAGGACGAGATAGAGAAATTAAAAGAAGAACACGGGCTAAGCACCTACTTAAAGATGGGTACCCACCGTCTACAGGTTTTGGAAACACGGGGCGGGGGTACAGATCAGTTTGGTTTAGATATAGTTTTTCGTAAGGATTTAATACGTATGTGGGAAGCAGATGTTCAATTGAAAGATTTAGAAAAATCTAAAAATCCAGAGGAGGATAACGATGTTTGAGTTTAAGTCTATTCTAAATGTTCTAATACTAGTAGGGGCACTTGCAGGATTTGGATTCCTGTTTTATTATTACTACACGTCAGACAAAGTAAAGTCAGCTGTTAATACTGTACTTCCATTTTTACCGGCCATTTTTGGAGTTTTAGCTGGGAGTCGTGAGGATAAGGTTGGGGTATTTGATGTGCATGACGCTTGGGTACTATTATCGCGTGTGAGTGTAGACGTAAAGAAAATTGTGGAAACTAATATTAATAGTTCTTTTGAAGACGTAGAGGATTCCGTGACTGCAGTTATCGCTCGTGAATTAGCACGATATCGCACCGCAGGTATAAAGAATGTTCCAGACCTAACGGATCCGGCCATTAAAGCTAGTGTGAAGGTCGTTTTCGATGAGATAAAACGTGCAATAGACGCTAATACAGCACACTAGATAAAATAGAGCGCAGTAGATGAAAATAGATAAACAAACAATTATTCGTATAAAAAGTATCGTGGATGCCGAGGTCGTTTTAGACCGTCTTGGTTTTGATATTACTAAGCGTGGCTCGAAGGAGCTTCGAGGTCCGTGTAAGATTCACGGTGGGGATAATCCCACGGGGTTTAGGTTTAACCTAGATACTAAAACTTGGACTTGTTATACGAGGCATTGCGAGGGAGAAGACAATCAAGATTTAGTCGGGTTGGTTCAGAAAGCGTCCGGGCGGTCTTTCGTAGAGAGTGTTAAGTTTTTAGCAGCAATTGCAGGGATTGATTTAGATAACCAAGAGCAGTTTTATGAAGTATACGCCCAGGCAAAATATGATAGTGCTATAAAAAAGGAAGTTCGGGAACATAGGTCTCGGCTTCCACAAGAACTTAATGCTTCTTTACAAGAGTATCTTCCAGAAATGATTGCTAACAGAAATTCTTATTTCTCTGATCGTGGTTTTCCGGATGAAGTTTTAAATTTCTATGAGGTAGGCGGTTGGACAGATCCTTATGGTGTAGAGAGGGCAACCATACCTATCCGGGATGACGAGGGAAATCTCCTTACGATAAGTGGGCGTCGCATAGACAGTGATGAGGATCCGAAATATTTTCTTATTAGGAACATAAAGAAAGGGGCAGTTCTTTACAATCTTAATGTTGCTAAGTGGTACGCGGGCAGCCCTGAGGGAACTTTAATTATTGTTGAGGGTTTTGTTGATGTATGGAATCTGTGTATGAAGGGCATATATAACGCAGTAGCTATTATGGGTACATCCATGACCCCTGTACAGGCTGACTTAGTTTCAAGGTATGCACAAACAGCATATATACTATTGGATGCCGATGCTGCGGGGAGAGAAGGAGCACCAAAGGTTGAAAAAGTATTAAATAAGTATAGTGTGACTACAAAAATAATAGAACTTCCGTACGGTACGGACCCAAAAGATCTTACCGATGACCAAATTCAAATTTACTTTAAAGGAGTATACCGTGGTTGATGGAATTAATACTGTAGTTTTGCAAGGGGAACTTTTATACCCTGAATTGAAATACACTGCCTCGGGGAAGGCGCTTTTTAAAGCAAAGCTTCGAATCCCCGTTACAAATAGAGGCGGAGAGCCGAAGGATAGTTTTCTTCGAATTACGGCTTGGGAAGAGTTTGCTGAAGCTCTTGGTGCCCTACCGCCTAACTCGCGTGTGCGCATTTCGGCTCGTATAAACGAGCGGTCGTACACGGATAAGGCTGGGCAGAAGAAAGCCACCACAGACATCGTTGTAGACGGTTTAGAATCGACTACAGACCCTACAGGTGCTAATGATTTCATGTTGCAGGGTGAGATCGTATGGCCTGATTATAAGATGGTTGGCGATCGTCAGACCCCGTTGTTTAAGGCCAAGATTAAGATACCTGAGCCTAGTAGAACTAATCCTGGAGAGACTCGATACTGCTATGTAAAGATAACGGCTTGGGATACTCTTGCGGAGGGTCTTAATGTTCTGGCTAATTCTAGTCCTTTCGTTCGTGTAACTGGACATGTCCAGGAGAGGGATTGGCTTGATCCACGTACTAACCAGAAGCGTGTATTTACCGACGCGGTAGTGGCTAACTACGTGCCTGCCGAGGTGGAGGTGGTCTGATGCCTGAAGAAGCAACTATTATAAAAGGTACGCCGAGTTTTTTGTTAATACCCGCCCGCGAGCATGAGTGGACGGTTGATAATGAAAGAGTTCAGATTTCTGTACCTAAAGAAGGACTTATTAGTGAATTATTAGCTAAGGAGGCTCTGGTCGAAGACATAAAAATACCCGGGGACGACGAGTTTTCTATAAGGGACGCCGGAGTTTTTTATATGTACGAACTTCCGAGAGTGTTGTTCGCGCTGGGAAAGTATCCACAGCTAGAGGACAACCAGGCTTTTAATGTTTATGCTATTGAAGAAGTGGAAGAGAACATAATTATTCACGGGGCCATCATACGGTTTGCATGAGCGAGGGCGGGAATGCAAGATTTCTATAATATTTTGGGTGTTGCTAGAGATGCTTCTGAAGCCGACATAAAGAAGGCGTACAGAAGTCTTGCGAAAGAATGGCATCCCGACGTGCATCACGAGAAGGAAACTCAGGTTGCAGCTGAAGAAAAGTTTAAAGAAATTTCTGAAGCCTACTCGGTACTCTCTGATCCCGAGAAAAAGCAAAATTACGATTTAACGGGGTCTCCTAACGCGCGATCTCCTTTTGGATTCAGAGCTACGGGTACCCCGTTTGACATAATTTTTAATACGTTTATGCAACACCAGCAGAGACCCCAGAACCCTATTATGCGGGGGCAAACAGTTCAGCTTGCTATTGAGCTCACTTTGTCAGATGTTTTATTTGGGGCAGAGAGAGGTCTGGAGTACGAGGTTCTCAGTATGTGTACTGGGTGTTCTGGTGCCGGGGGAACAGACAGAGAAGACTGTTCTACGTGTCATGGTTCGGGGATGCGGGTACAGCAGCAACAGAACATGATTATGCAGACCACTTGTGAAAGTTGTAAGGGGCAGGGTGGGGTTTATAAAACACGATGTGTACCTTGTTCTGGTCAAGGTGTTGTGACTTCCAATAAGCGTGTAACGGTCTCTATTCCACAAGGGATACATAACGGTACTGAGCTGCGTCTTGCTGAGCAGGGTGGGGCAGGTTTTAACGGGGGTCCTCCAGGGGATCTAATATTACGAGCAAATGTTCGTTATCCGGACTTGTCTAAATTAACCAAGGAGGAGGCCGAGAGTCTAAGGACTTTACTTTCCAAAGCCTAATACATGCTCATACTCGCTCTTGATGTTTCTACGAAAAGTACAGGGTGGTTTATAGATAAAGAAAACTGTGGTATTATTAAGATAGACGAGAAGTTAGAGTTTCCAGATAAGCTTGTGGTCTTTCGTAAAGAACTTGCACTCCTGTTAAAGAAGCATAAGCCGAAACTATTAGTTATCGAAGATGTTCATTACCGTAGAGGATTTAGTAATATTCACACTGTAAAGTTATTAGCTAAGTTTGGTGGGGTTGCTACGGAGTTGGCATCGTCTAAAAAGATAAAAGTAGTTCTCATGACGCCCACTGCGGCCAGAAAAACGCTGGGTACTGAAGGAAAAGTTACTAAAGAAGACGTATTTAATTATTTTAATTCTGAGTTCGAGATGGGTTGGAATTTTAAAGAGCATAATGACATTACCGATGCCTGGATGTTACATTTTGCTTGCAGTGTGGTGCCCGATGGGACTAAAAAATAACGGTATTAAAAGAAGGGCGGTTAGAAGGCCTAACGGTGCCGCGACTCTTGAGGTAATTAAACCTTCGGCTTCTCGTAAGTCTCTTGGTACATCTAAAGATTTCATACATTTTGAAGGACACGTGGTGCCTGAAATTGCTAAGCAGATGCCGACCACGGCGGTTAGGTGCTGGCACGATGAGCGAGCGTACTCTTTAGATATGTGTACTCTATTTAAATTCTGGAAACTTAGAAAACATTGTAAAAGGTGCTTGTTATTTCAAGAAGACGAGCATGCACAAGTTCTCCGTACCTTGATTGACGAGTGGGAAACGGATGAAATGCTAGAAGAAAGCGAAGAAGAGTGAAGACACGTATGAGAACACACTGTAAAAACGGACACGCTTTAATCGAGGAAAATAGGTATCTATACAACGGCTATGTTTCTTGTAAAACATGTCGAAGTGTTAATGCTCATGTTTTTAACGAAAGAAATCCTAAAAGAACAGCAAAGTATTATAAGGAAAATAAAGATAAGGTGAGAAAACGTCAGCGTACCTATGTTCAAGAACACAGGGAAATGCTTATAGAGTCTCGTAAAAAGTATTATAAAGATAATAGAGAGATACTATCAGAAAAACATCGCGTATACAATGGTTCTAACGCTGCAAAAGAGGCCGGTAGAAATTCCAAGTATCTTAAAAAATATGGAATTACTCTTGGTATGTATAATGCTATGTTGGTTGAACAGTCTAATAAGTGTGCTATTTGTAAACATGACCAAATAGCAGGGTGGTATTTATCTGTGGATCACGACCATGTTACAGGACAAGTAAGAGGATTACTTTGCTATCGTTGTAATTCGGCGCTTGGGTTTTTGCGTGAAGATCCTATTCTTTTATCACGCGCTTTAGAATATTTATCTAAATCAAAAAGTTCATATGGAGGACAAAAGTAATGGGTGTTTCATACTTATCGGCATCGGCCATCAAGGATTTTTTGCTGTGCCATCTAAAATTTCTATACCGGTCCGATAGGAGTGCGCGTTCCGTAAAAGGAGATCACGCGAAACTTGGCTCGGCAGTGCATGAGGCTATAGAGCAATTTACGAGAAGGATGATCGCTAAACAGAGTTTTCCTGACGCATCGGACTACGACTTTGCTGTAGCTACGTTTATGAATAATGCTACTGAGGCCGGCTTAGAAGATATGACTTTTTTTAAAGAAGGAAGACAAATAGTAGTTTCTTATATAGATGGGTATGACCCAAGTGAGAAGGTTTTAGAAGATGGAATCGAACATTTTTTCCGTCTTACTTCTCCGGCTGGAGTGCCCATAGTGGGTGCTATAGATAAGGTTGTAGAACTGTCTCCCGATACTATAGGGATTTATGACTATAAAACCGCTAGGAATGCACTTACTAACAACGAACTTTTAACAGACGTTCAGTTGTCTATGTATGATCTTGCTGGAAGTATTGTTTGGCCGCAGTACCCAAATCGAGTTTTGTTCCTAGACTACGTGCGCATTGGTAAAAAAGTTTCTACGTATCGTACAGATGAGGATAGAAAGAGTTTTAATGAGTTCTTATCCGCCACCTGGACTCAGGTCAACAAACTCGAGGAGTCAGAGGCTACGGGCACATTAAATCGTCTGTGCGGCTGGTGTGACTATAAAGATCGTTGCCCAGCTTACCAGAACTTCTTATCTGCTAGAGAACCTGGTTTTAAAACTATCAGTGAAATGAGTGACGAAGAGGTTTTAACGCACTGGACAGAAATAGCTGACAAGAAGTCTATTATAGAAAGCCGTCAGCGTGAATTAAAAATGATGGTTAACGAACGTTTTATGATGGGTAGAGAAATTGCGGCCGGTGGCCAAGAACTGCAAAGTATGCAATCCTCTCGTACCAATTTTGATATCGAGGATGTCATTACGATTATTCCCCATACCGATGTTTTTAATGTACTTACCGTTAATAAGTCTAGACTAGATAAATACGTTAAAGAGCATCCGGAATATAAGGCAGCTATTGGTAGAGTAGGGAAAGTATCCTACACGGCTGCGTCGTATGTTGTCCGGAAATCTGCTATAGAGGAGGAAATACCTCTTGACGATGCTGAACAAGACGAAGAAGCAGCTTGAAGAGTTACACAATCCATTTATAGGTATTCAATTAAAAAGTGGTGGTAAGATCTTTGGAAACGTTGTTAAGTTCACACCTCACACCATTTATGTAACGGATAGACACGGTGAGGTTTTAGATGTATCGCGGAATCATATATTTAGGGCTTTTTTACTAATAAAGGGAGATATTACAGATGGTCCAACCGAGCTTTCTAAACAGAGTAAATTTGCAAGGCATTTCTGACAAACCAGATAAGAAAAAATATCGTATAATTTTCTATGGGGACTCTCCTACCTGTGCTACAGGGTTCGGACAAGTGTCCAGAAATATATTACCAGCGCTACACGCTACCGGAAGATTTGAGATACAAGTGTTAGGTATAAACTATTGGGGAGATCCGCACGGCTATCCCTTTCCTATTTGGCCCATGGCTATTAATAATACTAAAGATCCGTATGGGCGGCAAAGATTACAACAGCATCTGTTAGACCCGCAGCTGGAGTATGATATGCTGTTCTTTATGCAAGATACTTTTATTCTTGATAATCTCCCAGGTCTTTTAGGCAGTTTACGGCAGGCTGGAAAACGCTTTAAGAGTGTTTTCTATTATCCTATTGATGGTATCCCGAAGAAAGCTTGGGTAGAAAGTGCCGCAGGCGTAGATGTACCGGTTACATATACTCAATTTGGATTCGACCAGTCCGTAGCGCTTGTACCGGAATTAAAAAATAGACTTAAGATTATACCTCACGGTGTAGAACCGGCTATCTTTAAACCGATGCCTAAAGAGCAGATATTGGATTTTAGAAGGAAATATCTTGGGCCGCTAGCTGATAAGTTTATAATCACTAACGTTAATCGGAACCAACAGCGGAAGGATATTCCGGCTACCCTTCGAGCTTTCGTAGAGTTTAGAAAGCATCGGCCGGACTCAGTGCTCTATCTGCATATGGCGCCTATTGATCAAGGTTGGAATCTACCGGAGGTTATACGGTCTTTCGGTCTGGATATGAGTAAGGATGTTATTCTTCCGAATAACTTTTCCCCCGCTACAGGATTTCCTTTGGACGTATTAAACTTTATCTATAACATGAGTGACTTAGTTATAAGTACTACGCTTGGTGAGGGTTGGGGGTTATCGTTTATTGAAGCCATGGCTTGTAGAGTGCCTATAGTTTTTCCGATGAACACAGGACTTGGTGAGCGTATTACTGAGGAGACCGGTTTTACTTACAAGAGCGGTGGCGATATGGATCATATAACCGTTCTTCCTAACGATAACGAGGTTCTTCGTCCGGTGGCGCACATTCCAGATTTAGTAGAGAAGTTAGTCTTTGCTTATGATCACCCCGAGGAACGAGTTAAGAGGGCAGACGCGGCTTATAAGATGGTCACTGAAAACTTGCTTTGGGGCAAGCATGTAACACCGCAGTGGGTTAGCCTTTTTGAGACGCTAGCGACGCAAAAGATTGTTGCGCCGAGTCTAGAGTCCGTCAACCCCGTTTTAAAAGGTGAGGTACTTTAATATGAATGGAGTAAAGTATATAGGGCCTTTTTTTGATGGCTCTGGGTATGCGGAAGCCGCTCGTAATTATGTGTTGGCTATTTATAAGAAGGGTTATCCTATTACGATTACTCCGGTTTCATTTGAGAATACCCGTCCGGATTTAGGTAAAGATGGGGAAATTCTCAGATCTTTGGTGAACCTCCCAATCTCTTACGATAAGATAGTCACACATATTACGCCAGATCTTTGGGCGCACGTATTGACACAGGAAAACTCTGTCTATAAAATAGGTTATACGGTTTGGGAAACTAGTAAAATACCCTCGGTTTGGGCGCAGGCCTGTAATCGGGTAAACGAGGTTTGGTTACCTTGCGATTGGAATATGGAAGTGTTTAAAGAGTCGGGTGTCACTAGACCTCTGTATAAGATCCCCCATGCTATAGAAGTTCCAGATTTAGAAAGTGTTCAAGATTTCAATTTAGAGGGTGTAGCTCCCGATACTTTTGTATTTTACTCTATTTTTCAATGGCAGGAGCGTAAAAATCCATACGGATTACTTTCTTCGTACATGGCAGCTTTTACGGGTAGGGATGACGTTATTTTGGTTCTAAAAACATATCTTAATAATCAGGACGGGGATAAAGAAGGCATAAGGAAGTTTATTTTAGATTTCCGTGGTTTTTTCGCTTTAGATCATTACCCGAAACTTTTCCTGGTCGTGGCCAATATGAGTAACGAAGATATGCTTTCTCTTCATAAACGAGGAGATTGTTTTGTTCTTCTGCAACGGTCCGAGGGCTGGGGACTTCCCCATTTTGAAGCAGCGGCGTGTGGTAAGCCCGTAATTACTACAGGGTACGGAGGGCAGACTGAGTTTTTAAAGGAAGACAACTCCTATCTACTAGATTATCAGTTAACTCCCGTAAGCGGTATGCCTTGGTCTCCTTATTACAGGGGGGATCAGTTTTGGGCGGACGTTAACGCTAAACAAGCAATAGAGACTATGCGGCATGTCTACGAGAATCGGAACGAGGCCAAAGAAAAGGGCGCTCGAGCCCGCGCGTATATACAGACTCACTTTACTAGAGATAAGGTTGGGGATATGCTCATTGATAGGCTTACCAAGATAGACCAAGGGGACCGACATGTCTAAACAAACACTCGGGCTGGCCATGATTGCCCAGGACGAGGTAACTAATATTCCGATGGCGTTGGCTCAATTCTATTTTGCAGTGGACGATATAGTAGTGGTTGACGGGGGGTCTTCAGACGCTACGGTTTCGTGGGCGGAAAAATTGGGTGCTCGGGTATTTAAAAGACCTTTCAATAACGATTTTTCTGCACAGAAGAATTTCGCCATCGAACAGCTTGCTACAGACTGGATCTATGTACACGACGCGGACGAGCGGTTAGTTCCGCCTCTACTAGATATAATTCGTCCTCTAATAGAGGATCCGAGATCACTTATAGATAAGGGGATACTTCCTAATTCTCCGGAAGAATTTGATTGTTATGGTATTCCGCGTAAGAATATGATAGACGGCTTGTGGGTACCCCCATACCCCGATCACCAATACCGGTTGTTTCGTAACTACTGTAGATACAGCGGACGAGTTCACGAAACTATAATTAACTTTAAGAATAGAACGGAAGTAGATTTTAAACACAATGTGCGGGATAAGTACGCAAGGTTCTGTATTATGCATTATAAGAGTAGTAAAGTACAAGCTGCACATAATGAGCGCTACGATAAGATAGTGAAAGGAGTTTAGTAATGCCTGTAGATTTTAAGAATAAAACTGTTTTAATTACTGGGGCATCTGGTTTTCTTGGGGCACACATCGCCGAGGAACTAGTAGCTCGAGAGGCCAGTGTGGTTGCCTTAGCCCACGATGTGAAGAAGCACTCTTATCTTGTTCTTGAGGGTTTGGATAAGCGTATGGATACTTGTCATGGGGATATAACTTCCTTGGAAAGAATGCAAGAAGTTATGGCTAACTATGAAGTAGAGTACGTTTTTCATTGCGCCGCCGATGCCATTGTTAGAACATGTTCCAACGACCCTCTTGGTTGTTTTAGAGTTAATATACTGGGTACGGCTATAGTTTTAGAAGCTGCACGATCCGTAGGCACTGTTAAGGGCGTCATGTGCATGGAAAGTGATAAGTCTTACGGCTCGTTCGATTCTAAAGACCTACCTTATAGGGAAGATCAGGCCCTTAAGCCTTCGAATGTTTATGAGGTCTCCAAGGCGTGTGCTGGGCTCGTAGCAAAGGCGTATGACCATAACTATAATTTACCGACTTTTACAATCCGAGGTGCTAATCTTTATGGTCCTGGGGATATGAATTTAAGTAGAATTATACCTGGTTCTATTCTTAGGATTTTAAACGGGGAAGCGCCTGTACTTTACGGAGGTGTAGGCAAGTACATACGTGAGTTCATCTACGTACAAGACGCCGCTTTAGCAATAGTTAAACTGATGGAACGAATTGAAGATACGCGGGGGCATGCTATTAATCTAGGTTCAGGTTCAAAACATAAGGTAGCAGACGTAATGGAACTGATTTGTAAGCTCAGCGGTTCAGCACTACGTCCTGTAATAGTTGAAAAAGTTGAGACTTTTAAGGAGATAGAGGAGCAGTGGCTAGCTTTAGATAAGTTGTTTTCTTTCTTGCCTAATTTCTCCCCTATCGGTTTGGAAGAAGGCTTGCGGAAGACAATTAAATGGTATACCAAATTTCAGGCGATGAAAGAGGGGAGGTAAATGAGAATTTATATTGCATCTCCGGGGCAGTTTTACGAGGGGTTTAATTCCCGTATTAGAGGGGAGGGACGTTGGCTTATTCACTTAGCTGGTGTTCTCCGGACACAAGGTCACGACGTGACTGTGTTTAGTAACGACCCCTTGGGTGTGTATACGGATAGGGGTGTAACCTTTACATCAGTCTGGAATGACGCATATCCAAAAGAATGTGATTTGATGATTTCAATGGACGCTTTTTCTGATCTGCCTCAGCTTCACAAGACAAATGTAACTCCACAGGTTGATACGTTCAAACCGACAAAGCGGGTATGGGCCACGGTCTTTCCTGTTGAGGACACGCATCCGGTACACGATGTTCTTCCTGTTATTTACATGTATAACTTTGGTCGTCAGAAAGGGATTCCTTTACCCCTACTTACGCATGATAAGGTTGTTCCTCCTGATTTTACTAAAACTAAATTTCATTGGTATAGTAAAAATGCGAATGAGGAGCCCCAGTATATCCTCGGGGCAATGCGAGGTATAGCTCGCCTGGTGGAGAACCACGGGGCTTCTGGAACCTTTATAGATGGTCCTCAACTATTTCAAGGGGATTACCGTAAAAACTACCCTAAAGAAAAGGAACAGGAAACTAAGCAGTTGTTTTCTTCTATTTTGTCTAAGGGGAGTGAAAGTTTTGCTAACTGGGTTCCTTATGACTATGCGCTTTCTCTTCTCTCTAAATCTAAACTACTTCTTGGTGTCCATCATCCGATAATGGCTCCGTCTATTCTAGAAGTCGTAGTATTAGGAGGTTTTCCTGTTATATTTGAGAATCAGAAAAACTGCCCGCCTTATGACCACGTCGATATCCCGTATGTGAAAGAGAATGCTTCTGATGACGAGGTGGCAGATTTTATAGAAATGATGTGGACGGATAAGGATTTATTCGAAGCATCGGTTCTTACCTGTCAGGAAGCGATACATGCGCATTCCTATCCAGAAGTTTACAAGGCCGTACAGAAATTTATTTACGATCTATAAAAGGACTTAATATGAAAATGAAAACTTATTTTTGTCAAATGGTTGTCAATCGCTTAGAGATGATGCGTTTTAATTTAGAGCATGCTTTTCCTTATTTTGATCATTTTGTGATTGTAGACGGGGGTTCTACTGACGGGTCTGTTGAATGGTTAAAGGAACAGCCTAAGGTTTCTCTTGTTGAATTTAAGTGGTGCGATAATTTTCCTAAAAGTAGAAATCAGTACCTGATTCGAGTGGGAGAGCTCCGTGAACCAGATGAGGTTTCTCTATGCTGTGTGGCAGATGACGACGAATTTTATTCTGAATATTTAATGCAGAATATACATAACGCGGGTGCTCTGATGCTTAGTCAGGGTGCTAATCAGATGGCTATACGTTGTCGTAGTGTGAGTTTGGGTAGAGACAACTCTAGGGTATGGGAAAATCTTGATAATTTTTGGAAGCCATTAATATTTTTCTGGGAACCTGGAATTCATTATGCAGACTCCGTTTTACACGAAACTCTTATACCTCCGTCTGGCGTACGTCCAATGCAGGTTGAGGACGCTGCTAACACTAATCAGGAGGTACTTTACGAGCATATAAAGAGAGAGAACATTATCTGGCCTAGAGGTTTCAGAAATTTCTATACGTTCGGGGGCGGACCAAATCTTGGTGAAAATCAGGCGCTGTGGCGTCCTTTTAGGGCTCTTTTAGCTGAGATAGGTTCCTTTGAAAATTGGATAGCCGTAGAGGAGTATCTGGTTAAAGGAAATGTTGATCAACGCCTTAAGGATTGGTTTATAAAATATCGTTTGGACGGCACCTCTGAGTACGGGATTGAACACGAAGGAAGAAAAGTACCGTACGACGGTGCTTCTGAAGTTAGAGAGGCCTTCTTAACCTATTTTGTGTGGTATCATCCAGAAGAGTTACCAAAAGAGTTATTAGAAACAGATAGGGCGTATAAGGATTATGCTACGGAAGCTAAGAAGATTCATGGGGACGATGTAAAGATAGGGGTTTGATGATGAAAGTGTTAGTTACTGGGGGCGGAGGTTTTCTAGGGAGTGTTCTAGTTAACTTGTTAGCTAAAAGAAAGGATATTGAAATAAGTATCCTCGACACCTTTGTACACGGCTTTCCCAAAGACTTTGTTAAAAAGAAGAAAATACAAAACCCCGTTGTGGGAAACATTCGAAATTATTATGATATTTATCATCTCGTAGACCGTTTTCGTCCTGACGTAGTCTATCATCTTGCTGCGTATATCACTCGTCCTGAGAATATTGGAGATTTTAAGTTATGTGCCGAAGTAAACTATGTGGGTACAGCTAATTTAATAGACGCGTGCGCTCGTTTAAAAGGGGAAGTCCCTAAGAAGATAATCTATGCGTCGTGCGAATCCGCCAGAGACCCGCTATCGCATATAGGGATCGCTAAGAAAGCTTCGGAATCCTTATTAGAACTCACCTGTCCAGACTTGGGGATGTCGATAGCCACGTTACGTTTAGCGGAGATTTACGGATACTCCTCCGTTTACACTTCATCTGGGGTGATTAATTTTCTGATTGATAATCTCATTTTGAATAAGAACATTCATCTCTTTGGTCCCAAAGCCGTGAAAGATCATCTTCACGTAGACGACGCTGCTCGCGCTCTTGTTTCCCTGCTAGACTTGGATTTTTCTAAAATATCGGGTATCGATGTAGGTACGGGGGTAGGTGTTAGTATGATGGAGTTAGCACAGGCGCTAAAAGAACTTTGCGACTCTAAGACAGTTTTTAAGTTTAGTGATAGCCCTCTGATTAGAGTAGTTAGTTCTGTTTCCGATCCAGAACCCGCTAAAGAAATTTTGGGTTTTGAGACGCAAGTTAATTTTGAGGAAGCTGTAATAAAGCAGATTTCTAAAAGAAAGAAAGATTTAAAGTGAGTTCTTCTAACTTTTTCTATATAGAGAGTAATAAAAAAGCCGTTGAGGCCGTAGAGTACCTTTCCCAGTTTTCGCGGTTGGGTTACGATACAGAAACAACGGGTTTAGATATCATAAGTAAGAGATCTAAACTACTTCTCATGCAACTTGGAACAGAAGAGGCAGCTTATGTATTTGATGCCAGGCGTATAGATACAAACATCTTACGTCCTATTTTGGAGTCCAAGACAATCGTAAAGATTCTCCATAACGCTAAGTTTGATTATCAGTCAACGAAAATAAATACGGGTATAACCGTTAATAATATGTTTGACACCATGCTCGCCTATCGCATACTCACTTGCGGTAAAGACGATATTGTTGGTATGCGGGATAAGAATAAGCGTCGGTTTCCTTACAAGAGTCTTGCTTTCCTTTGTAATAAGTATTTGGGTATGACTTTAGATAAGGACGTTCGTAAAACCTTCATAAATTTTCAGTATAACAGGGAGTTTACCGAGAGCCAGCTTAAGTACGCCGCGGAAGATATTCTTGTTCTTCATCCGCTATGCGACTTATTGTCAGAGGAACTTATAAAAGAGGGACTGCTTGACACCGCTATTTTGGAATTTTCTTTTATAAAACCATGTTCTGAAATGGAGATAGAAGGTATTCTGATTAATAAGGAAAAATGGAGAGAGGTTATTTCTTCGGCCGACGTTAAAGCTAACTTTTACTTTGATAAGCTCACAGCAGAGGTAGCCGTACTCTCTGATCAGAATACACTATTTGGGGCTACTACTATTAATATAGACAGTAATGACCAGATCTTAGATTGTTTTAGAAAGTTAGGAGTTCAATTAGAAAGTACGGATAAAAAGGTTCTAAAAAATTGTAAGCATCCAGTTGCTGACATGGTTTTGCAGTATCGTGCTTACAAAAAGTTAATCTCTACTTATGGTGAAAGTCTTTTAAAAAAGATTAATAAAACTACAGGTAGATTACACTGTACTCTCCATCAGCTCGGTGCGGATACCGGTAGATTAAGCTCTGACTCGCCTAATATTCAGAATATACCCCAAGATCGTGGAGACGAAGAGGTACAGCTCTCTTTCCGGGAGTGCTTCGTGGCTTCTCCGGGTAAGATGATTCTTACCGCAGACTATAGCCAGTGCGAATTAAGAATTCTTGCCGAGGTGTCACAAGACAAAGGTTTCCTTTCTATATTTCATAACAATCAGGATCTGCATCAGATTACAGCTCAACAGGTTTTCGGATTTTCTGACGAAGAGTTGGCTACTTTTAAACGAGTAAAGAAACTAGATGAAGGTGGACATATATCTAAGGCCACCGCCGAAGATATTCGAGTTTATAAGCTGGTGGGGGATTACCGACAAAAGACGAAGGCGATCAACTTTGGTATTCCGTATGGTATCAGTGCTTTCTCTTTGGCAGAGACGTTTAGGACGTCCAAGGAAGAAACGCAAGTTATGTTAGACGGGTATTTTGCTAAGTACTCAGGGATTAAGCGGTGGCTGGATAAGAATGGCCACCTTTGCTTGGTAAATAGATACAGCAAGACCCTTTTGGGAAGGAAGCGATACTATTACCTCCCAGACATGTCTGATGAGGAAATTTTTAGGCGCGCCAAAGGGGCGACCATTCGTATGGGCAATAATCAGGTTATTCAAGGCACCAATGCAGATATCACTAAAGCGGCCCTGGTGGAGCTGCAGGAGTACTACGATTCTATTGGTGGTGCACGTTTATTGTTTACTGTACATGACGAGGTTGTATCCGAAGTAGATGAGGGTAAAGCTGAAGAAGTATCCGTTAGGAAGGCCGAGATTATGCGTGATGCTTTCCATAGGTTTATTAAGACTGTACCCGTAGGTGTTAATGATCAAGTAGGCGTAGCTATAAAGAAGTTTTGGAGTAAGTAATCTGGGGGTCTAAAGTGGCGATAACAGGCGAAACCCTGAGTGTTGTTTTCTTAGGTCTTGTCAGAAAAAGTAACAAAGAGCAGAAATCCGTACTTACTCCTTCTTCCGAGGAATACATTGTGGGTGTGCTCTGTGGTTTTGTTTCCGCACCCGAGGTTCTTCCTGGGTCTATTTATCCAGGGGACCTATTGAGGTTGGCCTCTGATACCGGTGGTCCAGAAAGAGCAGAGTATTTGAAGCTTTCTGGGGACATAGCGATGTTTGTTGCTGGGATTTTCCCCGAGGCCCTGGCTAATAGGCGGCGTGCTGTGACTATTAGAGACTATATAGATATAGGTTCTAGTGCTTATGGACAAGTTGGTGGTGTGCCTTTTTCAGAGTTATCCAATAGTTTTTCGGAAGTAGTTAATGTACTAAATGAAGTCAGTATAGAAATAGATCTCACTAAGAGAGATTTACAGAGATATCTATTCATAAGGAGACAAATCGATGCAAGTCTTGCCCGAAGGTAAAGCTTTTGCGATCAAGGATAAGGAGTTTAAGTTCTCTATAGCTACGCGGGCTATAGATCTTATGCGCGGACTAAAAGGGGTGAGTGTTTTAGACCCCTATCACGGTATGCTTTTCGATTTTGGTGTAGAAATGGCCGTTATAATGACACCTAAGGGGCTACTTATGCCTGTTGAGGTGGCTTTTCTTTCCGAGGACATGGAGATACGGGAGACGTCAATCTTAGACCCTGTTTTAGGATTTACACGTGCCTCTTCTATGCCTGTTCGATATGCCTTAGAAGTGCCGATGCGGTTTTTTGAGGAGCATAACTTGGAGATAGGTGACCGTTTTGAAAATATAGCAGTGCCTGGATAGATTAACGATAAATACCATTACACAAAGATATGAGGAGAGCTTGCTCTAATGGCCAAGTATACACCGGATACGTATTTTTTAAATCCCGCGCACGCACAGATTGCTCAGTCTCGGTACTTTCTTAAAGACACCACAGGCGACGCAGTAGAGACTGATATCTTTCAGACTTTTAAGCGGGTTAACGACTATATTTATCAAAAGGACACCGCTGAACATAAGAAGTTAGCGCAGGAGTTGTGTGAAGATAAGAAGATAATGTACGCCGGGCGCCCGCTTGCACAGGCAGGCACCGGTATAAAGAATATGTTTAACTGTTTTGTTTTAGGGATAGACGATAGTCGTGAGGCTATCTCTGAATGCCAAAGAATTCATTTCCATATCCAAGCTCACGGGGGTGGAACGGGTATAAATTTCTCTAAGCTTCGTCCCAGTGGTTCGTGGTGTAAGGGGGCTAATTCACGCTCTAGCGGCCCCGAAGGTTTTATTACAGCTATGGGCTATCTTTCGTCTAATGTGCAGCAGGGAGGCAATAGAAGCGGTGCTAATATGGGTATTCTGGAAGATTGGCACCCCGGGTTATTGAAATTTATATCTAAGAAGTCTAAAAGTAACTGGGAGAATATACGGAAGTTTTCTGTTGTTACTAACGAGGCTATGTTTAAGCAGTGGCAGTGGCTTAATCCGCATGCCTGGCAGACCTTTAATGTGTCTGTGGCCCTGTCTGACGAGTTTATGCGACAGGTAAAGCGTGACTCGGATAAACCTTGGGTTTTGCATTGGAAAGACACGCCGTGGCACCTGTGGGATTATAAGCACACCGCTAAAGAGTATCTTGCTAATGGTGAAGTTTTAGAAGAGGTCACGGACATAACTGTATGTGCCCCAGACGAAACGGTGGCCTTACATGAGGCTTTGAATAACGTTCCTTTCCGAAATACGGCGGGTTTGAAACTTGTTAGTGAACCCTATGATATTACAGCGAAGGAGTGGTTTAGTCGTATTTGTACTAACGCGTGGGAAGACGGTTGCCCGGGTATTTTCTTTATAGACCGTGCTCGAGTATACCATAACGGGGAATATTTTAATCCGCTAGATGCTACGAACCCATGCGCTGAGCAAATTCTTCCTCAATGGTCTGTATGCTGTCTATCCAGCGTGATACTTCCGGAGTTTGTAAATGAAGACGGTAGCGTAGACTGGGATGGTCTGAAGATAGCGGTTACCGAGCTGGTCCGGGCTCTAAATCATATCATAGACTTGAATCATACGGGCGTAGATAAGATTGATAAGAATAATCTTCTTGAGCGCCGTGTGGGTTTGGGGACAATAGGCATGCATGAGATGCTGATTAGGGCATCCGTTAGAAGTGGTACGGAGCATATTTATAGTGAGGATAGCGGACGGGTTTTCGCTAAGAAAGTTTTGAAGTTCATTAAGCACGCTGCCTATGAGGCTTCCATAGACTTAGCTCAAGAGCGCGGAGCTTTCTCAGCTTTTAAGTATGAAGAGTTTGTCAAGAGTAAGTTTATACAACAACTAATAAAAGAGCGTCCGGACTTAGACGAGAAATTAAAGAAGCATGGCATCGCGAATGTCACTATTCTGACTCAGGCTCCGACCGGAACTACTGGTACTATTACAGGGTACTCTTCTGGCTGCGAACCTTATTTTGCTATGGCGTTTGTTCGTAACTCCAATGTAGGAACCTACACGGACGGCTGTCCCTCTTTTCATCAGTGGCTTAAGGAGAAGGAGATTGACTATAGTCAGTACGGGTATAGCCTGAAGGAACTTAGAAAGCACAAGCGCGTGCCTAAGTACTTTGAAGAAGCACAAGATATTCCTTGGGAAGACCATTTAAAGATGCAGGCTGTCTTTGCTGAGCAGGTAGACTCTTCTGTTTCTAAGACGGTAAATATGCCCAACGACGCCTCTGTAGAGGATATTATGGGCGCTTACATAATGGCTTACGATTTGAATATCAAGTCTACCGCGGTTTATAGAGACGGGTCTAAGACCCAAATTCTTGAGAATATAAAGAAGCAGTACGCGGATCGTAAACATCGGTCTAAGACCTTGGTAACTCTGCATGCGCCCGTGCGTCCAGAGCATGTGTCCTGTGATATTCATACAGTCAGTGTGCGGGGAGAAAAGTGGAAGGTTCTTATAGGGCTACTTCACGGTCGGCCCTATGAAACGTTCTGTTTCCCCGAGGATCAAATTGAAATATCTCCGAGTAAAGTTAAAGGAGAGCTGATTAAGTTTGGGCAAGGGAAGTACAAGCTTGTGATAGGGACCGCGGAAGAAGATAAGATCATAATAAAGGACGTAGCCTCTTTACTTATATCAGATGAACATAGGATGATTACTCGACTACTGTCCTCTAGCTTGCGGCATGGGGCTCCCCTGAGCGCCTTGGTGACCCAGCTGTCTAAGTGCGATGGAGAAGTGACAGCGTTTAGCAAAGCGTTGTCTCGTGTTCTTAAAAAGTACATGTCTGATGAGGAGCGTAAAGAAAGTCTTAAGTGCTCTGCCTGTGGATCTACGAATGTAATTCTTACTTCCACATGTTCTGAATGCTTGAGTTGCGGCTATTCTGGTTGTGAGTAGGGAAGGGTGGAAAGGTTCTGTTTAGCATTACGTTAGTTAAAGAAAGGGGAATAAAATACGGGGAATTAAAGGATGGTAAGTATGTCAGCACGCCTGTCTCCGACAGTAAAATGTCAAGTTTGTTTTATTCGTTATAAGTCTCTCGCGGGCCATATAAAGACCCATGGGCGAACCGCTAAAGTTTATAAATTAGAATTTGACGC